CAACACAACCAGTCTGGGATGAAAGAAGCCAAAAGGCAGTTGAGTTAATCGGTGATTTTCTAAAGGACACTGTTAAGAAAAGAGATAAAAAACTATTCGAAATTCTAATGGACTTCATCCAGAAGAATGAAAAAGGCCAGCTAGAGTATGCAAAAGTGATGCATCTATTCAAGCATAAAGATAAGTACAATGATCCTCGATGGGTAAAAGGTCTTGATCTTATTCAGGAATCTTACTCCGTAAATCTGAGAGGTTACGGCTATGACTTCTACCGAAAAGACAAAGAAGGTAAGTGGGAAAGAATTGATATTAATTTTTCAAGCATATAAATATGGGATGGTTTAATAAATCAAGAAAAGAGGCGCCTTTGGCAAATCAGTTAAAGCCTTCACTTTCTACAAGATTGCTAGGAAGCAAAAGAAAGAAAAGAAAATATGAAGTCGAACTTGAAATCACCTATAAGGACAAAAGTATTTCACGATTGAAATATATAGTAGAGTCTTACTCAACCCGAAAGGTAAGAAAAGACTTTACGGAAGGTATTGACTTCGAAATTAAAAGAATTAAAAATATTTAAGATGCAGAAATACTTTATGCGCTATGTAGTTAGCGAGAATCAAATCCCGGCTAGGTTTCCCCTAGCTTGGGTTTTAGTATTCTTCCTATGGCAGGAAAGAATAGACGAGCCTTGGGCTTCAACTATTTTCTACTTATTCACAATACTGGCGTTTGTTTGGTATATGAATAAGAAGTACACCGAGAGAGAAGTAGAAATTAAGGACTTAGTAGAACTAGAAGAAAAAGAAAGCAATGAGCGATAGAAGCATCTTAGTCGTTAAGGCTACAGCAACAAGCGGTGAAGTTAAAGTAACCGGTGACAAGAATGATTTGAAAAAAGCCCTTACAGTCGCCATTATTCGAGATCAAAAGTTCAGAGAATTGATTTTAGAATCAGTTCATGACTATTTTGAATATGAAGAATTGAAAGGGGCTGATGTAAGCCATGTTAAACCAGTTGGAGATGCCTAGAATCGATAAAGTATTCTCCCTTGAAATCACTCCTGAGCGCTTTGTAAAAGCCTGCTGCGCTCAGGAGTTTCAGGAACTCTTGATTGAGGTAGAGCGAAGAATACAACGAGAAAGCAGGATGTCAAGACAAATAGACTTGGAACAATTAATAAAAGAACAGAAATATGAAAAACCTTAAAGCCTTTTTTGCCATCCATAAGAAACTGAAAGAACAAGGCGACGAGCGAAATCGCTACGAGGTTGTTTTTGATTTCACCAATGGACGTAAGCAATCATTAAGCGAACTATCAGATCATGAGTTTCGGGAGTTGTGCCAACACATGAGTAGATTAGTTACAGCGGTAAGACCAGAAGCTCAAGGAAGCGAGTTTGAGCGTGCAAATAAGATGCGTAGAAAACTCATAGCTATCCTTACGAAAGTAGGCTACACCAAAGACAACAAAGCGGACATGGAGCGCATAAACAACTGGTGTGAGACACACGGCTATCTGCATAAGTCAATCAATGATTATGAATATAAAGAACTGCCAAAGCTTATCGCACAGGCAGAAAATATGTACTGGAAATTCCTTAAAAAGATTTAAAATGAAATATACTAAGAATATAACCAATAAGCTCAAACTATTAGGATTTAATTTTGATTACAATAATGACGGCAATGGAGATGATACAAATCTTAGATATGAAGTATGGAGAAAGGGAATAATTGATGTTACGATAGAACATAGTCCCGATCCAAGAGTCATATTTATGCTCAGTGAATGTGACAGAGATCTTAAAATTAGAAACATAAATGAATTAAGTCTAATTGATAAAATACTGAACAGATCATGAAACTACAACTCCAACTACAAAAAGAGGGCTTCGATGCTGTGTTCTTGGCAGAATACAAGAATGGCAAGTTCCACAAAGTCACTCACATTCGTGGCAAGTTCAATAAAGATCAATTCATTCAGCTTATGAAGGTTGTCCCAATGGTTGAAAAACACCTTCCTATTTTTAGAAAATACTGGTCAGGAAAGATTGAGTATAAAGAGTTGGTCAAGTCCAAATCACTATATACAATGATGATTGATGCTTATGCTTACTTCTACGAAACAGAAACAAAGCTTAAGCCAGTAATTGACGGAGTAGCAGGACGAGCAATGAAGCAACTAATAACAAAGCTAAAAACGCAAACACCTGATGAAGATGAAGTACTGGCCGTTTTTCAAACCCTACTTGATCGTTGGTGTGATGTTCCTGAGTTCTATCAGAACCAAATGGAACTAAGACAAATAAACTCGAATATTAACATCCTTTTAAAAGCCCTTAAAAATGGAAAATCAGATTCAAAAAGTAAAGCAGCCAATGTATCAAATGATTTCAGAGAAAGCGTCTAAGCTTGAACTGATTGAAAGGTTTGGTCACTTGAACCTTAAAGAGATCGTACATCAAGAGTATCCGACCATAGGAAGTTTGGAGCGCATGCACGGCAAGGACTCTACTGAAAACGCAATGGCAGTAATTGTCGCTGACCTCAGCTCCTCCTTTTCGGGAGATCTTGATAAGAACGATATCATGGAAATAGTTACTGAAGTAAGATCAGGTCTTAATCGAAACATCACACTAGAAGGATTGTACTTGGTTTGTCAAGAACTGAAAAGATCAGGAATTTTTAAGCTACGTTTAAACCATGTTTTAAAGGCATTTGAAAGCCATTTAAACGAACAAATGAAAGCTTACGAGTTGAAGAACTACAACCAACACCTTGCAACAAAAGCAAGCGCAGAACGAACCAAAACCAACCCATTCCAAGATCCGGCTTACAAGAAGATCAAAGCGGAACGAATGGCAAGTCAAATGATTAAAAAAGGGAAATAATTAATTAGTATCAACAGAAAAAAAGCGAAAACAATGAGTGAAATCTTAAGTAAACTAAAAGTTAAAGAAATAATAAATATTCAAATTGAGGAGGCAGAATTTAAAGTTAAAAGGGCAAAAAGTCCTAAATCAAAACGAGATTATAACAGTGCTTTAGATTTTTGGAGGTCTCTAGATTTTTATTTGAATGACAAATAAAAAAGGGAAATAATGAAAAGAACCCACTGGACAGCACACGAAGACAACATCATAAGAGCGCACTACCCTCACATGATTAATGAGGAAATACAAGAGCTTTTACCGCACAGAACCACTTCGATGATTTATAACCGTGCTTATTTTCTTGGCGTCAGGAAAACGATAGAAACCATCAGAAGAAAACAACAGTTGTGCGGTAATGTGATTAGAGAAGTAGGGAGAAAAACACGCTTCAAAAAAGGGTCTACACCTGTAAATAAAGAGAAGAAACAAGTTGAGTTCATGACTTCTGAAGGAATTGAACGAAGCAAGCAAACACGCTTTAAAAAAGGAAACAAGCCACACAATACTAAATCGGATAGGTTTAGCGTGCGAAAAGACAGTAAAGGAAAGCTTTATGTTTTCTATAAAATAGAAGACGGTGTTTGGGTACACTACCACCGCTACCTTTACGAGCAACATCATGGCGAAATACCTAAAGGCATGGTAATACGATTCAAGGATGGCAACTTTATGAATTTGGATTTAAACAACCTAGAAATGGTTTCACGTAAAGAGAACATGGTCAGAAACAGCATTCATAACTTACCACCCGAAATCAAAGAGTTAAAACTATTAATCAAGACTTTAAACTGTCGAATAAACAAAAAAAGTAAACAATTAAAATAACATAAGATGGCTAGAGACAAAATGAAAGACTTGCGACACCATTTGTTCGCACAACTTGAAAGGTTAGAAGACGAAGATTTAACAATTGAAGACCTCGAAAAAGAAGTAAAAAGAAGTAAAGCACTGGTAGGCGTGGCAAACACGCTCATTGACACTGCCAGGGTAGAACTAAAGTATATTGAAATGGGCGGAAATACTTCGTCTTCTTTCTTGGAGAATGGGAATAAGGCGTTGGAGTCGCTTTGATTGATTAATAACACAAAGACAGTCGCCGTTTTTCAATGGCGATTGTCGACTGTTAACCGCCGTTTTTCAATGGCGGTTTTTTTTGCTCCTTTTTTTATGAATAACTAAATACCCTATCTTTGTAAAGAATCAATTCCAAGTATCAATGGCTTACAATCCTCGAAACAAGCTGCGTGAGTTTAGAAGAATCATTGCAATTTATAACCAAGTAAAGCAAGATGATATACCTGACACAAGAATAGTTTCTCAAATCTTTCCAAAACACGGCATATTTATGAGTTACCGTAAATGGGTTTACATTAAGGGCATGAAGCCATCAGAGTTGCAGTATGAACAACCAGAAGAAAATCCAAATCAGCTATCAATGTTTTAAACATTGTTAACCGTTCCCGAATACATCACTGCATATTCCTGGACACCATCTTCTCGTGCTACTCTACTAATACCAGTTCGTATCAGTTTACCACAATTGTCATCAGGTTCGAACCCCTGTAATAATTTATGCACCTCTTCAATTAGCGTCCAAATGCTTCGTGCTAAATTCTTTTGATGTTGTGGAGCTTTAGCCGATGAGTTGGTCAGCTTTAAGTTGGCAATCCTTATTTCAAGGGTATATTCTCCCATTTGTCGGTTTTGTGGTGTTGCCTGCTTGTCCATACCGATGTTGCTAAATTGAATGCTATTAACATCAATTAAAACGCATGGCCATTGCACTGGAAAGTTAGGTGAATAATAATCCAACTGTCCCCAATTCTCATCCACGTATTGTATTCCTGGAGTAGGTTCTAATCTATCTTGTACTGCTTCAATTATTGCTTTCATTTTTGTTTAAATTGAGATGTTATATATACTTCTATTTCTGGAATCGTATCTTCCTTAAATACCTTTTCAATTGATTTTCTTACTTGAGGGTGATCCCCAATGAACTGGCGTTGCGGAATCTTTATTTTACTTCCTACTTTTTTCAATGCCATCGCTTTCCATTGAGCAGCTTCTGTGCTCATGCGCTGCCTTCTTGCTACTGGACCCCTTCCAGAAGCACCAGAAGTCTTGTAGTACATTGCCCAAAAGAACTTTTTCATTTGTGCTGATACCGTGATTTCACCGCCTTGATTGTGAATACTCGCATAAGGAACACTTGAAGACCATACGATGTTATTTCTCTTAATACTCGATGAGATAGAGTCTCGAAGTCCACCTTGTGATTTAACCGTCATTAATGACCCTTTATTATTGTCTAATTTCCTCACAGGCCATTTCTGCCCGAAGAATCCTTTATCTTCAAAGCTGCGGTCAAACTCATCATCTAATTCCTTCTGTACATCCTTGATGAAATTGTTAATGATTTTTTTCATTGGTTATATTTATGCTTTTTAATTTTAAAATATGGAAAACTTTACGATTCAATTAGAACCTTTGTTGAAAGGTATCATTACAGAATTAGCGTTACTCAACACCGAAATTTCTGAAACAAAGTCGATGTTAACCGCTTATATGAAAGCAAATGGCGACGACGAAGTTTTGAAGATTTTTGAGCAATCTTTAAACGACTCAACAGCTCGTCAGAAAGCTGCTTTGTTGTCTCTCTTTGATCGGCTTTGCACTGAGAGTGATCAGATGAAAGTTTTTCTAAAAGATCTTTTCGATTGATTTTTATTGTTGATTCTTTCATGACGTTTTTTTGTTTTTATTTGTATATTTGTAGTGCATCCTTGAGATGCTGGTCGTTTGTCTATTTTGTAGGCATTCAACCCCCAGAGAGGATAGAGTTTACTTTATCCTCTTCTTTATTTCTGATAAATCGTAAACTTTAATACTGTTGTCAGGGAAAATCACCTTTATAGTTTTTATGCTTTTTGCCCTGTTATTTAAAATTGTGTTTCTAAGCGCCCCGTACATTTCTCTATAACTTTTTGGTTTAACAGTTAAATGCAATAATAATTCGCTTGCTTTTTGCTTACTAGCTTCCTTAATTGAATTTTGAATTACACTCTTTCCATTTTTTGATTGAGCAACTTTAACATCGACATATTTCATAGTGTCTAAATTAATAGCGTCAGGGTTTTTATTACCATCTTCAATAACTGGCAACATTCTATAGTTCCCCCCTTCATTAGCCACAATAGTCAACGCCTTTTTATTTTTAGCAAATTCCTGCTTGTTTTGCTTGCCCTTAGTGAAAATCTCTAGCCTACCTTTGGTTACATTTGATTCAGGTTTGAAATCAACGTGGCTATACCTGTTTTCAAAGCTTTCATTTTTCAACAAAGGTTTTGCTAAACTAGACGATGCTACTTTATCTGTTACTTTCTGTGCATCTTGTATTTTACGATAAGGATGCTTCGGAGGAAATACAACTTTTGATTTCCCTGGATTAAATCGAAATATCTCCATACGGTTCTTACCATCCTTCCCAATTTGTGTAGTTGCAGCATCACCTTTTGCCATGGCATCTGCTGGGTCGGTTTCAGGGTATTTCTTCTTTCTTACCTGAATAACCTTACACCTACATCTCCACCCATTTTGTGGGGCGTAAGAATCCCAAAAAGGGTCATTCAATGGAAGTGTGATTCCTCGAAGTTTATCGTGAGAATCTCTTACTCTATCATCACCTGCAGTTCTGTATTGCAAATTATACCGATCACCATCAGCTTCAAATTCTGCCCATTTTGAAGCATTTTGCGCTGAACTCACGGCAAATTGATATTCGGCTTCTAAATAGTTTTGATCATAGTCTTTTTTGAGCTTTGCAATATCCTGACTAAACTTTTGGAAAGACTTAATGTTTCCATCTTCATTTGTGAGTAAGCGAGAAGCTTCAAACAATCGAGCATGTGTTTTAAGGGCTGAAAAAAGAAATGTATCATTGTTCAAGGATTGGCGCATTGCTGTTGGAATCACATTGTCTTTGATTCCCTCATCAAGTGCTTTAGAGAATGTTTTATATGTTTCATCGATGAGTTCGCTGTATTGAGTAATGTCATCGGCTTTGTAACTTCCTTTTTTGTGCAGTTTCTTATATGCTTTTTCAGCTGAATTTAAAACCGATTGAAATGCCTTTTCAATACCTTTTAAACTCAAGGTAATTTCCTCATCAGCGCATTTTTGGCAATAGTCCTGATAAAGGTTTGTTATCCTTAAATGAAAAGACTGAAAATATTCCTCTGTGCCCAGGAATGTATTTCCCGGGCTTAAACGAAAAAACCTTCGCCATGGTTTAAACCTAAAACGGCTCCTCCAGTTTCCTTCTTCCCAGTAATCTCAATTCCAAACTTGTCCTTCACCCAATTAGGATCAATCTCATAATGCGGAAGTGCAGCAACTACTTTAGTCCATAATGCGTCCAAATCTTCAGGAACATTATACTCGATGGTTAATTCACCAGTCAATAATCCTATTCTGCGCAAAGCAGGTATAATATTTTTGTTCCAGTAATCAGTCGAAACCACTAAGTCTTCCATGACTTTTTCCCAAAGTACATCCTGTGCGATTTCGTCCTTACTGCGACTTCCATTAACTGTGTCTTGTGCAATGATAGCGCCAGATATAAGCATAGATATTTCATTGTTGCACAAGTTAATCAAGTTCTTATACACGTCTCCGGAAGTTTCAATACCTTTAGCAAATTCAAAGCTCTCTTCTTCATCGATGATCATCCATGCGGCTGCACCCATATCTCGCATCATTGCTTCAGCTCTTTTCAACATGGTCGGGTTCTGAGTGTCAGTCTTCATGAATCGTGGGGGTATGCCGTAAATCTCACACAGCTCACCCCAACAGCTCTGAGCAAAGTCTTTCATTAAAACGTGCTTTACCGCCTTATTTAACAGCGGAAATTCAGAAGATTTGAACTCCAATAACCAAGTTCCATATTCACGAATATTGCGGTATTCAATGAACTTATCCTCTGTATAATCAGGATAAAACCTACCTTGACTAACAATGATGTTCTCACGTGGGATCAATTCATTGGATATGCGCATCATACCATCAGCATCTTTATAGGTATTCAACTCTATTAAGTTGTAACCGAAATACTGCGCATACAGTGCTGCTTTGGTTAAGTCTCTGTAAACACCTGATTCAACAAGTATTTTAGTCTGCTCATCGTTGATGGCGCCATTCGGATTCTTCAAAACAAAGTCAACAGAGAACACTTTATTCAGTCTATTCTCCACTTGCGAAGTTAATAGACCATCATCCATGATTCTAGTAAACAACTGCTGTAATGGATAGGCTTTCGGATTTTCAGGATTGGAATAAGCGCTCAAAGCGGCCTTCCAAGTCTTGATGTCCTTACGCATCATGTTAATGGCTTTTGGCGTATGTTGTAGAACTCGCTTACCATTTTTGGTCGGAGACTTCTTTAAGTCAAGTTCAATACTCGAATTTCCCAATAAATTGTCAACGAAATGCGCTGTCTTGTTAATTAAGCTCATATTATTCAAAGTTAAATTTTGGTCTTGAATCGCCAATAAACGGCTGTTGGTTGGCTACATTTCCTGCTTCATCTGGATCCAGTTGTGGAAGCTGTGCTAATGTGACTTCGCCAGTCTTCAGTTTATCTAAATATTTGATGACACGATCATATCTTTCTTTAGCTTGCTCGTATATGACGTCAGCATTGCACAATTGAATGATATGATAAACAGCACAGGTCTTTGTCATCGAAAGTATCAATGGATTGCGGTCCGTTCCTTCAGCTGCAAAAATGGCTTCCGTATCATAAAGCAATCGACCGTCTCTGAATTTGCTTTTAAAGTTCGATGTAAGATAACTTCTTACCTCCTCAATAGCCGTAGCAATACCCATCTCAATGATGCTGTGATCCCCTTCCGTTATCTGTTCCAATTGATATTCGTAGATGCTACTCTTTAATTCTTCTTTGTCTAAAAACATACTTATTTGAATGATACACGCTTAGCTGTTATATAAGTCGTGTGCGTTTCTACTATTTTGGTTTGCAGCTTGTGAACGGCTCCTTCTAGTGCGTCTGGTCCGTCCATAGTCTTAGAGGTTGGAGACACGTCCAACATCTGATCTTCCATTACTTCCATGTCCGGACTATCTTTCAATCGGTCTGAAAATATCAAATCGCCACTTCGATGAATCGGTTCGAGAGTACCTTCAATCCGAAAGAATTTATCAGGTTTCTTTCTGTCGTCTAAAGATATTGGCAGCCTTGTCTTGTAATTCCTAGCTCTGCGCTTTATCTCTGGCTTAATGACTTGTTCATAGAAAGGATCTTGAAGTGAGTTGTTCTCTAGCCATATACGGCGAATGTCAACTTTGTCCTTGATCAGGTGATTGTTTGCCTCATATAGCCAGTCCACGAACTTACTATTAGAGGTTTGAGCAAGTCTAATCCAATAAACATAATAAGCGCTATTCTTCAACCCTACAACTATGACACACTTATAAGATGTGCCGGTTGATTTGTTGTCTTTATTCGAAGTCGATGGATCGGCATAAACTACCACAGCTTCACAACTACGCAGGCTTGGCGCTTTACCGTACTTGATAGACTTGAATACATCGCCTTCTTTCAACGGATTGTTGAAATATTCCTTTTGCGCAGAACGGTAAGAAATAGGCTTCAACACTCGGTCTATCATTTCTTCGGTGTTTTTGGTTGGCCAAGTACTCTTGCCATGCTTGTCGCGAATGTTGATAATTTCGAAGTGGTCAGCTTTCTTGGCTAGTTCTGTAACTGTGGTAAACTTACCAATGATGTTACCACATACAATCATTAACAATGGATTGGAGATAGATCGTGTCGCATAGAGTGCCTCCATCACCCAGTTGACTTTATTCTTGATACGCTGTGGATTTCTCACCTCTTCGTCCGTGTCAATATCATCAATCAAAATAACATCAGGTCTTACCTCTTCATTACGAGTTCCACGAGGTGACTGACCTGCGCCAATGGCACGGAAAGCAACT